CGCAAGTATAAATAATATTAATTATTGGACAATGGCTTCATTGGGTAATGCTATAGATTTTGGTGATTTAACAGAAGCACGAAGAAGAGGAACAGGTGTTTCAAATAATACAAGATCGGTTTTGATGGCTGGAATACAACCAGGATCGTCAAAAACAAATGTAATCGATTTTATAACAATAGCTTCAACAGGTAATGCGACAGATTTTGGCGATACATTAGCTGATACTTCTGATGGTGGACAAGTGAATTCACCTACAAGAGGTGTTGCTGGTGGTGGACAATTATCAGGTGGAAATAGTGATGTAATTCAATATCTCACAATAGCTTCTACAGGAAACTCTATAGATTTTGGTGACTTAACTGTTGCAAGAAGATATTTAGCTGGATGTGATTCTTCTACAAGAGGAGTATTTATACAAGGTAATGCACCTGCATTTAGTAATGTAATGGATTTCATCACAATAGCTTCAACAGGTAATGCAACAGACTTTGGAGATACTCTTTCTGGAAATACAGACAGTGGACCAGGAGGAACCTCTAACAACACAAAAGGAATTTTTGGTGGAGGAGCACCAGCTTCAAATGTTATTCAACAAATAACTATAGCTTCTACAGGAAATTCTACCGACTTTGGAGATCTTGTTGCTGCAACTAATTTTGTTGGTGCTACATCAGATGGACACGGAGGACTACAATAATGTCATTTCCAAGTAAAGATGGACCAAACTCATACATCTGGAAACTAAAAGATGTTTATAATGCAAGGCTTGGAGATAATTGGCCTGGTTCTGGTGGTAGTCTTGGACTATTTGCAGGAGGTATTGCCCCTGCTCAAACAAATGTAATTGCTCAAATAAATATAAAATCTGCAGCTAATGCAACTGATTTTGGTGATTTAATAGGAAGTGCAAATAAAAATCTCGGTTCAATGGGTTCTTCTTTTACAAGAGGGGTTTTTGCAGGAGGACACACAGATGGGTCTTACACAGCAGGTGTAAATGTTGTTCAATATGTTGAATTTGCAACTACAGGAAATGCTGCTGATTTTGGTGACAGCACATACAGCGCTGAACGAAGAGCAAGCTCTAGTGGTGGATCAGATTCAACTAGAGGAATATCATACGGAGGATTTACTTTTCAACCTTCAGATGTGTTTTATAACATAATAGATTACATTACTTTTGCTTCTACAGGTAACTCGATAGATTTTGGAGATATGACTGTAAGTGCTTTAGGAAGAGCACAATGTGGGTCAAACATAAGAGGTGTTGCTGCAGGAGGTTTATCAAGTGGAAGCACTTTTAGAAATACTATTGATTTTATAACTATTCAATCAACAGGAAATGCAACAGACTTTGGAGATCTTAATGTAAGTGTATCAGCTTTAGCAGGAGCAAGTAGCTCTACTAGAGGAACATTTGCAGGAGGTAATCCTGGTCTTTCTAATACTATAGATTTTATTACAATCGCATCTACTGGAAACGCAACAGACTTCGGTGATTTGACAACAGCAACTACTGGTCTAGCTGGAGTAAGTAATGGTTCAAGAGGTGTTTTTGGTGGTGGTAGCACTCCAACAATTGTTAATACCATACAATTTATTACAATTGACACTACAGGTAATGCAACAGATTTTGGTGATTTAATAGCAGCAACCAGTAGTTTAGCTGGATCAAGTAACGGTCACGGTGGCTTGCAATAATTATTAGATCTGTTATATATTCAACAGAATGATTAAGAAAGAATTACTACAATTATTTGCTACTCCTTTATTGATTACAAAATACGAAGGTGGTATTTATAAAGAATTAAAGTTTATTGAAAAACTTAAATACGAAGCAAATGGTAAGAATGGTAACTTTAGATCAACTGATTCTTATATATTTAAAAAAAAACAATTAAAAAAAGTAAAAGATTTTTGTAAAGAATCTATAAATATTTTTGCAAAACAAGTTTGGCAATCATCAGATAATTTAATGATTACACAGTCTTGGGCTAATAGAAATCCAAAAGGATCAATTCATCACGAACACTTACACCCAAACTCTGTTATATCAGGTGTTATGTATTTTAGACTCGATAAACACTTACCACCTATTATGTTTTCTAAAACTCAATTTGAGATGTTAAAATTAAATTACGAAAAATATAATTCATTAAACAGTCAAACATTTTATTTACCTGCAGTTGCGGGTGAGTTAATATTATTTCCATCTTATTTAAGACACTCTGTGCCCATCAATACATCTGATGATATAAGGGTCAGTATATCATTCAACACATTTGCAGATAATATAGGTTCAGAAAAAGATTTAACTGAACTCAATTTAAGGAAAATTTATGAAAGTCAATGATTACATATACAAGGCTAATGTTGTTCCAAAACAAACTTGTAAAGATTTAATAAAACAAATTAATAAAAGAGAATGGCAAAAACATAAATGGTATGACACAGGAAATAATTCTTTTCATTCAGAAAAGAAAAAAGAATTAGATGTTCAACCTATTAATCAAGAAATGCAAAACATAATGACACCTTATATAGTAAAATCATATACGGAATATAATAATAAATTTTCTAGTTTAAAAGACTTTAGATTAGACAATATAGCTACGAAATTTTCTCCAGTTAGATTTAATAAATATAAAAAAGGCACATTAATGAGAAAACATTACGATCATATTCACTCCTTGTTTGATGGCAATCATAAAGGTATTCCAGTCATATCTTTTATAGGAATATTAAATGAAGACTATTCTGGAGGAGAATTAATAATAAATGGCAAAAAAATAGACTGTAAAACGGGCGACATCATTATATTTCCAAGTTGTTTTTTGTATCCTCATGAGGTAAAAGAGGTTAAAAAAGGCACCAGATATTCATTTGTAAGCTGGGGGTTTTAAGGTATAATGAGGTCGTATGCTACAAAAGATAGGTTTTCAGCCAGGTATTAACAAACAAATCACACCCACAGGTGCAGAGGGTCAGTGGATTGATTGTGATAATGTTAGATTTAGATATGGTACACCTGAAAAAATAGGTGGTTGGTCACAATTAGGATCAGACAATCTTACAGGTGCAGGCCGTGGACTACATCACTTTGTTAATAGTTCAGCTAGAAAATACGCAATCATAGGAACAAACAGAATTTTATACGCATATTCTGGTGGCGCATATTATGATATACATCCAATTAAAACTACAACAACGCTTACAAGTGCATTTAGCACGACTAACGGATCAGCAGTTGTAACTTTAACTTTTTCAACAGATCACAATATATCTGCATCAGATATTATCTTGTTAGATAATTTCTCTACAATAACTAATTCTAATTTTGGTGCATCTGATTTTAACGATAAAAAATTTATGGTAACAAGTGTACCAACTTCTACAACACTAACTATTACAATGCCATCTAATGAATCCGGTTCTGGTGCAACAACATCAGGTGGTATAAGAGTGCAACATTATTATCCTGTAGGTCCAGCAGTACAAGCAAAAGGTTTTGGTTGGTCTCTTGGATCTTGGGGTGGTGAAGATGTAGGTGCAGCTACAACTACTTTATCTGCAGGTATCAATAGTTCACAAACTACAGGTATTATATTAGTCAACGATGCTTTATTTCCAACTGCAGGTACAAGTTTTGTGCAAATAGGAAGTGAAGAAATATCGTATACAGGTATTAGTGCATCAAAAGAATTAACAGGAGTTACAAGAGAGGTAAGAGGAACTACAGCTGCAACACATAGTTCTGGTGCAACCGTCACAAATACATCAGAGTATGTAGCATGGGGTGAAGCTGCATCAGGAGACTTGGTCATTGAACCAGGTATGTGGTCACTAGATAACTTTGGTGACAAAGCGATTTGTTTAATTCACGACAGTGCTGTGTTTGAATGGAACTCTGCGGCAGCAGATGCAACAAACTCAAGAGCAACTATTATATCTGGTGCACCAACTGCATCACGACACATGTTAGTATCTACACCTGATAGACACTTAGTATTTTATGGCACAGAAACAACAATAGGTGATCCAACAACTCAAGATGATATGTTTATTAGAATTTCAGACCAAGAAGATATTAATACTTATATACCTGACGCAACCAATACAGCTAATACACAAAGATTGGCCGACGGATCACAGATTAGAGGAGCAATTAGAGGTAGAGATGCAATCTATGTTTGGACTGATACAGCGTTATTCACACAACGTTTTGTTGGTCAACCATTTACGTTTGCGTTCGCACAAGTTGGAACTAACTGTGGACTTGTTGGACAGAATGCTTGCGTTGAAGTTGATGGTGCTGCATATTGGATGTCAGAAAACGGTTTTTTTAGATTTGCTGGTAGACTAGAATCATTACCTTGTTTAGTAGAAGACCATGTATATGATGATATAAATTTAGATTCTGGTAACCAAATGGTATCAGCAGGATTAAATAATTTGTTTGGTGAAGTAATATGGTTTTACCCAACGTCTTCATCATCAGTTGTAAATAGAATGGTTGCATATAATTATTTTGATTCATCACCACAAAGACCGGTGTGGACTGTCGGAACTTTAGCTAGAACAATGTGGCGTGATTCTGCTGTCTTTGGATTACCGCATGCGTTAGAATACGATGCAGATACAGATACATCTTTTGATGTTGTGGGCAACACAGAAGGTAGAACAACATACTATGAA